TAGCAATAGGCCCTGTTACTGAAAATGGAAGGGGTGGATATTTTAGACAGGCTTGTAGTGCAGATGCAAGAGGTAAGCCTCCATATCAAATTTTAGAATTTCCATTAACAGATGTTAGATAATGAGCAGAGTAGTAGGAATACAATCCAATTTCACAACAGGAGAAGTTGATCCATTACTTCACTCTCGTATTGATATTGAACAATATTATAATTCATTAGCTCAAGCTAGAAATGTTTTAATTCAGCCTCAAGGTGGAGTAACTCGTAGGCCAGGATTACAGTATATTGGAGAGATACCCTCTGCTGCTACTCCTCAAAATGGATGTCGATTAGTTCCCTTTGAATATTCAACAACACAAAGTTATATGCTGTTATTTACAAATAACAGAATGTATATTTATAAAGATAAAGTTCTTCAAACAAATATTAATGGAACAGGTGATGATTTTTTAATTACAACGATTGCTACAGCAAATATTCCAACAATGGATTATACACAATCTGCTGATACTTTAATTGTAGTACAAGAAGATATGGCTCCTAAAAAAATAGTAAGAGGAGCATCCCATACAGATTGGACAATTTCTAATATTACTTTTGATCATATACCAATGTATGCTTTTAGTTTATCAACTTCAAATCCAGCACAAACATTAACTCCCTCTGCTGTTGATGGTAATATAACTTTAACTGCTGGAGGAGGATCTGTCTTTGCTGCTAGTAATATAGGAGATTATGTTGAGGCTAATGATGGACTTGGTAGAGCAAGAATTACAGGATACACCTCTGGAACAGTAGTAGAGGCTGTAGTTGAAATTCCTTTTTTTAATACAAATGCAATCGCATCTGGTTCCTGGTTTTTAGAAGTAGATTATGTAGATACCTGGAGTGCGACTTATGGATGGCCAAGATCTGTAACCTTCCACGAAGGTAGGCTATGGTTCGGTGGTTCTAAATCAAGACCAAATACTATATGGGGTTCTCGTGTTGGAGATTATTTTGATTTCAATCCTGGAGAAGGATTAGATGATGACAGTATAGAGGCAACACTAGCAACAGATAGTGTTAATGCAATTACCGGTATGTTTTCTGGTAGAGATTTACAAGTGTTCACTAAAGGTGGTGAATTTTTCTTACCCCAATCTGATTTAGATCCAATCACACCATCCAATGTTGTAGTACAAACTGCAACTCGAAGAGGATCTAAAGAAGGTATCAAGCCGGTGGGAGCAGAGAGTGGTACTCTTTTTATCCAAAGATCCGGAAAATCATTGAGAGAATTTTTATTTAGTGATGTAGAGCTCTCGTACATTTCTAACAATATTTCTCTATTGAGCTCTCACCTACTTGTTACTCCTAGTGATATGGCTTTAAGAAAAGCTACATCAACTGATGATGGTGATTTATTATTAATAGTTAATTCATATGATGGATCTCTTGCTACTTATTCTATTTTAAAAGGACAGAATGTAATAGCTCCTTCACTTTGCACAACCAATGGATCCTTTATTAATGTAGCTGTTGATGTTGATGTAATTTATTTTGTAGTTAAAAGAACAGTTAATAGTGCAACAAAATATTATATAGAATGTTTTAATGATGATTACACTACAGATGCTGCTGTTCAATATACTGTAACAGCCGGTAATCTTCCTGGATCAACATCTGTATCTGGGCTTGGACATTTAGAAGGTAAGACAGTTAAAATTGCTGCTGATGATGCAATGCAAACTGATAAGACAGTTTCTTCTGGAGCAATTACAACTGATAGCACAGCAAGTATTTTTATGGAGATAGGATTAGATTATACTCCAATTATTAAAACAATGCCTGTCGAATTAAAATTACCAAGTGGTAATGTTGTAGCTCAAAAGAAAAGAATAGTAGAAACAACAGCTCAATTATATTTATCGCAAAATATGACAATCAATGGTAGTGATATGCCATTTACTGCTGCTGCTTTTTTTACAGGAAAAAGGAGAAGAAAACCTATGTTAGGATTTGATCGAATGGGCCAGATAACAGTTTCCCAATCTGCTCCATTATTTTTTACATTATTGGGATTAGAATATAAGGTGAGTGTAGGACAATGAGTTGGTGGACAGTAATAGCAGTAGCATCAAGTGCAATGAAGGCTTATGGCACATATATGCAAGGTATGGCAACCAAAGCCTACTATGATGCTAAAGCAGATATTTCATTATTACAATACAAAGAAAAAAGAATTGAGGCTAAAGAAAAAGGAGTTGAGGCTTTAGAATTAACTAACCAAACCTTATCAGCTATTATTGCTAAAGGAGGTGCTGGAGGTATGCTAACTAACGAAGGATCTATAATGATTAATCAATTAGTAACATTAAGATCTGGTGCAGAAGATTATGGTTTATCTGGTATCAACCAGGAGCTCATACAAAATTTAGGTATTATAGAATTTACCAATCTCAAAACTGCTGGTTCACACGCAAAACAATTTGGAATTATGAATGCTATATTTGGTTTAGGTACAGATATAGGATCAATGGGAATGACCGGAGCTTTTGATAAAAAAACTACAACAACAACACAATTAAAAGGACATAAAAAAGGTACACCAATTAAATGGCAACCTCCTAAATAATTATGGCAAAAGAAAGAAAAGTATATAGAGGTGGATTAGTAGAAGGAGTATCAGTTCCAGATGTTAATACACCACAATTTCAAGTCCAGGCATCTGGATGGCAAAGTCTTAACCAAAGACTAGATGCTATTAATACATTTGCTTTAAAAGGTTTAAATGTTGAGATGGAAGAAAAGGGTAAAAAGTTTGCTGCTGAAAATGCTATCTCTTTAGAACAATTCTTAACTGCAAATCCTACTGATAGAGAAAATTTAGTAGGTGGAAATAAAACAACTACATTTGGAAAAGCTATTAGAGCTACTCATATCAATATGTTGGCTGGAGATATGGCTATTCAAGCTCAATCAGATTTTATGAATTTAAAAATAGAGGCTCATCTTTTAAAAACTAAAGGTACTCCAATGTCATTAGATATGTTTAAACAAAGATTGGATGCTATTGTCGATGGATACTCTGATGCTTTATTACCTTTAGATGCAGATGCAGCAATAGCAGCTAATGCAAAACTAGCCACTACTGCTAACTCTTATTATAGTTCTTATTCAGATGGTTTAATTAAAGATCACACAAAGAAAAAGAATGCTGTTACTGTTTCTTATGGTAACGATCAAATTGAAAGAATATCAGATATTGTTGGTTTAGGTACAGAGATTGAAATTGTTGTTGGAGATAAAACAGTTAAAATTCCTTTGGATCAATATCTACAAGCAGAAAAAATTAGAATAAGACAAGAGATGATTGATGCTGGTGCAACTGCTCAACAAATAACTACTTGGGAAAATAATTGGGATGCAGAAGTTTTACAACAAAAAAAGAATTGGTTATTCTCACAATATGTAGATACAGAAGATAATTATAATAAAGGTGTTACTCATCAAAATTTAATCTGGGAAGAAGTTAGAAAAGGAACATTTAGAATTATTCCTAAAAAAGAGGATTATCCAGATGGAGCTGATCTTGAAACTAAAGCTGAAATAGATAAGAAAAATGCTCTTGCTGTTAAAAAAGCAGATGCTTTATCTGCGAAGTACCAAGCTATGTATGAAAGTTTAGATGAAGATGAACAAAGAGAATTTAGAGATAAAGTAAATACCTGGGCTAATAAAGGTATTAAGGTAGAAGAAGATAAAGAAAAATCTCGTACAATAGATAAGAAATCAATCCTTGAAGATTTAGAAGTTAAATACACTAAAGCTGTGATTGCTAATGATTATAAAGCTGCTGAAAAAATTGTAGCTGAAATGGAAGATATAGATAAACCAACATACATTGAATATTCTGGTATGTTAAGCGAAGATAAAGTAAGTGGAAAGTTTAATGATTTAGAAGTTGAGGCTGAATTATACGAACTTCTTTATTTTAATAAATTATCAAAATGGCAAATTAAAAATAATTATGATGTAGGTTTAATTGATCAAGAAACAAGAAATGATTTATTAAACAAACTTAATCTTTCTAAAAAAGAAGGATTTGCTAAAGCTAAAGAATATATCAGAATACAAGTAGGTTATGCTGATCAAGGTTTATTTAATAATGAAGGAAAACAAGCCATAGCCTTTAAACAATATACAGAAAAAGTTGGAGAGTTAATGGATTGGATGAATGCTAATCCTAATGCAACTGCAACTGATCTTAATAATCAAGCTATAAGACTTGTTGAAGGAGTTAATCAAGAAAAAGATCACGCAACATCTATATTAAATATGGAAAATAAAATACTCAATCAAGAGGCTGTAGTAGCTGGTTCAGTTGTTAAAGGGCATTATTTAAGTGGTAAAAAATTTAAAAGTTATTTTAAAGGGGAATGGAATACAAATGAAAGTTGGCATAGTGATTATACCGGTAACAATTTTCAAGAAGTTTTTTTAGGTAGTTCAGAAAAAGTTGATTTATTAATTTCTGAATTAGAAGAGATGAGAGATTTAATTAATAAAGGTGGTACATACGAAGTAGA